TGTTGCATTACAAGCAGTTGTTATTGCTTCAGCAGACAAGGACGCAGTTGATTCAATTCTCTCCCTTGCTCAGGTTGCCTTTGGCATTGACAACACTAAGGCTTACAAGAATGTTTTCTAAGGATTGACCATGAACAACAGTAGATTTATTCAAGCAACGTGTGACACATCAAAAGCCGTTGGAAGAAACAACGGTATTAAAGTTCGGTTCTCAGGAGATGGTGCTTACACAGATGGCTCAACGATTACGTTGCCTTCTCTTCCTCCGTTTGGAAATATCTCTGATAAACAAATGAAAATCTTTCAGGGTTACAGAGACCATGAAACAATGCACATCTTACTTTCTCACATGAAGGACTATTCAAAAAGCAAGATTAAGAGTTGGGTAGATAACAATGAGATAGATAAGAAACTCACCTTCAATTGCCTGGAAGACATACGAATAGAACGTTGTGCTAACGAAGCATACTTCGGCATGGCTTCTAACATTCATGCTGTGAATCAAAGTCTAGGCGAAGACATTCTTGAAACCATTAAGAGTGAGCAGGAGAAATGGAAAAAGAAAGGTAAGAATGTCACCGCTGAGACATTGTACTACGCACACATGGTGACGATGGCTCGTGCGCGTATGACTGCCGGATTTGAATATGACCCGCTGTTTGATATTTACGATACTGCTTCTGATAAATGGAAACAGTTTGCGGATAGATGGGCACAGAAAATCAACTCCGTTCCTACAGGATGGACACCTCACGGTGTTGACAAACAGGTTTCTTTAGACGGTGTTAAGGAAGTGTTCTCATTGGTTCCTGCTTTCATTGCTGAAGTTGATAAGCTGAACCAGCAACAGGAACAGAAGGAGCAACAGCAACAACAGGCACAAGGGAATAATAAAAAGAAAAACGGCAACGCAATGTTGGTTGATCAACAGCTTTCTGCCTCTCAGAATCCCAATCGACAGGGTCAAGGCGAAGAAGGAAAAGAAACTAAGGATTCAAACAAGCTAAAGGCTGAGGATAAATCTAAGGCTGACGCTGAAGGAAATGCGGATCAAGGTCAAGCTCAAGAAGACAAAGCTAATCAGCAAAAGAAAGAGAACACATCCTCCAGCCAAGGCAAAGGAATGGGAAATGAGGAGACGCAAATTTATCGTTTCGATAAGGAGGCAGCACAGAAAGCATTAGTCAATGATATTAGTGCCGAGCTTGACAGTGAGGAAGACCTTCCTTATTCGTCGAAGTTTACTGAGAAAGTAAATAGCTATGAAATTTACTACGATTTTCGTGGCGATTTAAATTCCGATAACGCTGACAAATTATTCGACGCTGTGAGGGATGATGTAATCAAGGCTAAGCGTGGATTAGAGATAGCTTTACAGGCTCGTAACGATGTTGACATGAAGAGCGGAGCCTTAAGAGGAAAGCTCGATTCAAAACGCCTCGTTGAAGCTGT